GTAGTACGATCTAATAAATTTTGTAGTCCATCAAACCCTGTATCACAGTGATACAGATACTCTTGCTTACCATCTTCTGTAAGACAACCAACCATAATTAGTTGATTGTCCTTTTCAAATGGATCAAGATGCATCTTATCATCTCGTTTGGTTACTGTATTTTCTACATCAAGTATTAGTTTCATTTTAATTTTACCAATTCTGCTTCTTCATATGGAACATGATAAAATGGTTCAGTAACTCTAGCATTACCTAACCAAGTATCTTTTGCTCTTTCTTTTGTAAGTTGATAATCTTTTATTCTCCATGCATACTCACAATCATTTCGTATAACATAAAAATTTAAAAATCTATTTATTTTATCATCAGATATATCTTTAAATTTATCTAGTAGTTTATGTTTACGATAAGGTATACGTATTTCTTTCCAAGAAGTATTCCAATCACCTCTCCATTGATTTTTCATTTCAACTTCAGAATAATATATATTATCATTTTTTATACTTTCAATATCAAAAGAATAATTTTCTCTAATATCCACTATTGTATGACCGTTATTTTTTAAATAATCTATTATAGTATCTTTACCAAGACTATCATTTTCTTTATATGCTTGGGGTCTAAATCTTCTATTGGCTCTAAAATTTGTCATGCTTCATACCTTCCTATTTGATAATTAAGTTCACAGTTAATCATTCCATGCCAACCTGTCAACTTATTTTTTACAACATTAAGATGTCTTTCTAGGTCTTCACCCTCACCGTCATCTTGCTTTGGTGGATTCTTAGCTATTAATATCATTAAGTCAGCTTCTGCTGCTTTACCTGTTCTACTCCCTTCCATCATACTTTGATTAAGTAATACTTTACCCTCTGCATCTGCAGATAATTGTGACATATAAAACATAGCACATTTATGTTGCTTTGCAATTTGTCTAGCATGTATAGCATTTGATTTTAATGCTTCATCTAATCTAGCAAAGCCACCTGTTTTTGCAAACTTATCACCCATGTCTAATAACACTACGTCAGGTTTATAAGATTTACAAACAGATTCTACCCAAGCCATATCACGACCTGTAGCATCTTTTATTTTAATTCTATCTTTGATAGGCTCGTACAAGTCTCTAGCTTTTGTAGGATTATTTTTAATTTCTTTCATAGTCATTCCTGTTGCAGCAGTTAAGTATCTTGCACCAACTCTATGACTACCCTCTTCATTACACAACACAATACAATCAGCACCTTGATGTGCAAAACCTTGTGGTGCAGCTATCATACTTGCATGAAAAGATGTTTTACCTGTATTTGGTCTAGCACCTATTTCAATTAAATGTCCTTCATTTACACCACTAATCTGTCTAGTAAGAGCAGGTATATTAAAATGCCACCTTGCTTCAAGAGCATTTTTAGCTAACAGTGTGTCAATCTCTATGTCATCCCACTCTACATTTAGATCAGGTGTGAAGTCATCATTATATTGCTCTAATAGCATTCTAAGAGGTTCTAGGCTTGTTTGTGTACCATTAACATAGTCAAACCCTAGATTAGCTATATCTTCCCCCACAATCTGCTGAAATAGCTTTGACAATACTTCTTGTGCTACATCACCACCTAGAGGTTTCTCATTCTTTATTTGTTTAAATAAATGAGAGTATGCTTGTTTTTGTGCTGTTGTTAAAGCAGGATTGTCTGACATAAACAATGCTTCTATTTCGTCAGGCAATACAGACCTTTCGTATCTGTCCATAGCTTTATCAATAGCTTGTTTTATTTTTCTAGTATCTTTACTAAAAAGTCTATCAGGACATCTTGCTCCACGATGGTCATCATAAAATGACCTGTCCATCAAACTACGTATTAATGAAAGTTCCATGTGTTTGTCTCCTTTGGGGTTAGCTTATTTAAATTTACAAAATCTATTTTATTCCTATATTTTAAATCATCTGTGAGTTTTAAAACACGTACATCATTTACGTGTCCTCTTAATTCTTTAGCAAAAGATAGTGTTTTAGGTAATGCGTCAGGGTCTAATGCTATGATGGCTGTTGAGAACTGTGATATATACTTCTTATGTATTTCAGTAAGTGATGTACCCAACACAGCTACCCCAACAAATACATCACTACCTATAATTGCAGCACTTACACAATCCTCAACAACTACTGCCACCTTACCACAACCGAAAGAAAAAGGCAACCCACTATTTCCATATTTCTTCCACTTGGGTAATCTGTTTTTAAGTGATCTTCCTATAGCATCAACAATTTTATTGTTTTTGTAAACAGGAAAGACAACTCGATGTTCTTTTACATCGTAATACAAATCTAAATCATCTGCATTAATTGCCCACTTAGCACACCATGATATTATATCAAGTGTGTTTTTTCTATCGACTACATATTCAGGTAATATAAAATTATTTTCTTTATTTGATTCTATATTTTTATTAAATGTAGTTTGTATATCTTCTACAGATAAATGTACACGTTTCTTACCACTAACATTACAAGATGCCTTGTAACAATTCCATAGTAAAGAACCCATGTTATTGGTTACAGTAAATGTTTTATATCCACCACAACTAGGACAATTAATTCTAGTTGTTTCTCCAATACCTACATTTAAATTATTTATAATATCAATCATTTTATATGTCCTTTATTATATATGTATAATATATATAATATATGTTTTAACAATTTAAATGTTAAATACCACACATTTAAACTTCTGTCAACTCTTTTCTTTTATTTAATGCTAAATTAGCACTTTTAAATGTGTTTTTCATGTATGGTTTAACACTTTGTGGGTTAGCATGTCCTGTAACTGACATGATATTTCCCATTGATACACCTGCATCTACCATTTCTACAGTTCCTGTACGTCTTAAATCAGATAAACGTAAATCATCAGGTAAGTTAGCTTCTTTCATTATTCTTTTAGCTACTTTAGGTAGTCTATACATAGAATATGGCTCATAAACTCCTCTAACAGGCTTTACTTTAGGTGCTACGTAAGGTTGAAAGCCAAAATCTTCTTTTTGTTGTACAAGCATCTCACCTAAACCATCACTGATAGGTAAAAACACTTCTGCCCTACGTTTAGATTGTTCTATATGCATTCTTTGTTCAGATAAATCTAAGTTAGACCATTGCAATAAACGCATATCACCCAATCTCTGACACCAATCATATGCCATATGTGCTATAAGACCTATGCTACGTGTTTTGAAATTAGAATAAGCAACATCTAAAAAGTCTGTTACATTTTCTTTTGTCCATATTGTTTTTCTTCTTTCAGGTGTCCTCTTTTTTATATTACTAAAAGGATTTAATGTAATTTTTTCCATGTTAACAGCATAATTATAAACTATTCTAGCTACAGACATAACATGGTTGGCTAGATGCACACCACGATTACACCAATCGTTGTATGCATGTTTAGCAATAAGAGTTTTTATATTATTTATTTGTATGTTGCCTAAAGGCTTATCTAAATCAGGCAACTTTGTGTCCAAGAGTACGTTAAGAAAGTATTCATATTGTTGTTTAGTTTCATCACGTAAACTCTTGAACTCAAAGGATAAATAATACTCTTTCACTAATGTTTTAAGAGTAATTACAGCCATTATGCAGCAACAAGTTTATTAAATTCAGGTGTAGAAATCCACTTAGTAACTTCCTGCTCTCTTGACCACATAGATTGTGATGCAGTGTCTTTACCTGTGTTACGTAAGTTAAAACCATTTCTCTCATCAGCATAAGAAGCATAGTTAGTGAAGGCACTGTACAATGCAAACACATTTCTACCACGTTTACTGACCTCTTGTTGTACAAGGGGAAGCATCTTCTTTGCTTTCTGATCTGACTTTGTAACAGAAGAAAGAAACTCTTTCCAACCTTTTACAGAATAAACAGGTAACTCTGTACTTGCCCAAGTCTGTAACTTATTTGATTGCTCTTGAAAATCTAAACTACTTTGATTAAGTTCTGCAATAAATCTAGACATGCAAAAATTAGATGTGTTCTTACGTCTAACCTTATCATAGTCTCCTGTAAT